GTTCTGGCTGTGGAGGTATTGTAGCTGGATTAGTCAAATAATCATCTACATTCTGGAACCCCATCGCCTTAACTAAGGATGCCCCAAGGTTGTACATATTTTGTACATTTACAATAGGCAACCCACCTTTCATTGCCTCTCCTGCAAACTGCAACATCTGAGACAAGTGTGCCATTTGTTGATCTTTGTTTCCACTTCCCAAAGCTACAGATACGGTACAGTCATACTTATCACGCCACGCATCAGGTCTGACAGGAATCCACTCATTACGAAGCATAACAACTCTTTCCTTATCTTGATGCTTATGAAGCAATTCATAAATTTTAATCATCAAGTCTTTAACACCAGTCTCAGCAAAGTTTCTTGCAATCAACTCCACTCTACTATTAGCGGCTCCCATTACTGCATTCACAGCCGTAGCGGTAGTATGAGATGTTAAAGCATTCTCATTTAAGCCTTGAGACATTCTTGACACACCAGCCCTAGACTCTCTTACACCATCAAGGTATTCAAGCATTTGAAAAGAGTGCGCTTCTAATGGCGGTGTCGTTAAAGGCATAACAGCATTTGGTGATTTAACTCTTACTACGCCACCAGGTCTCTGCGTTAACAGGTCATCAAGGTTAGCCTGACCCTCCAAAACGGCATAGCGTCCATAATTCTGGTTGTACATGTTGTCCATGAGGTTTCGCATTAAAGACGATTTCATGAGTTGAAGATCCATAATTAAATCAGCAACAGATAACCCGTAAAACTTATGAGGTATTTTAATTGGAGTAATAGAAACAAATGGAATAGAATCTATAGCTTCATTTTCTAAAACAGTCGATCCGACAGTACAAATCTTTCTTAATTCAGTTATACCGTCTCCATCATAATCAGTTTGGAGAAAAGACTCATGTAGCCAATAACGCCTTAAACCTTCCTCACCATACTCTTCTCCACCCCATCCTTCCCAATATCTTGCAGACTTGTCAAACGCATAACGCTCAAGCCTTTCCGCAGAAAAGGATAACATGTCTTCATCGCTTCCACCTAATGACTCTGGGTCAAGATCCTGATCTGGGTACATCTCCCTTAATTCTGATAAGGTTTTCTCTACTCTATGACATACGAATCTTGCATCCTGTATATTTTTTGCTTCTCTACTAATTAAAAATTCAGAAGGAGGAACATTTTCTATCTTAATTCTTCCATTATAACCAGACCTAGTAATTACTAGATCATGGCGTATATTATCTACTTCCATATACCCTTCGCCCATAGTATATTCACTATGCTCTAAAACCTCAACAGCAGGGTTACTAAGAAGGGCGGTTAATTCGATCTCTGTTAGTCGATGGTACTCTTCTCTTTCTTTTTCTTCGTACTCATCCCACCATACTTTAACTATACCGTTCTTACTTAATAAAGCGTCTGTAAACCACGAGTATAGAATTTCCCAACCCGGATTGTCTTTGGTAAAAACATAGTTAACATAATCACTTGCTTGTTCAGCCATAGCCACATCTTCAGGGCCATGAGGAGTGAACTTAACCATCTCATCTCCAGCGGCAAATACACGCATAAGGGACGGTTTAATCCATTCGATAGTATCCTGCACCGTGGAGTCTACAAACTGACTTCTTCCTTCTACCTCGTTCCCGAATGGAAGGCCATAATAATATTGCATAGCCTGTTCCCTCTGTTGAGATATGGTATCACCCATATAACCCAGAGCATCGGTAATTTCTCCCCGAATCCTAGTAACTATTTCTTCTTCGCTAACTTTATCAGCCATTAAACTATCCCGTAATTTTTGTATTCAATATCTTCAGTCCACTTAGGATCGACGCTGGCAACTGCAAACCTCATCGACATAGCGGCATATCTTGTTGCAGACATTAGATCATCCCTGAATGGGACAATCTTTCCGCCCTTTCGATGGTACATTCTAAACTCTTCCCACCAATCACCTAATGTAGAAAACACATGAAACTTACCATCTTCCATCCTTTGTAGGATGCTCATAATCCCAACTTCAACAGAATTTCCACCTTTCTTTTCCCCCAATGCAGGAGGATTTTCAAAATGAAAAGGTAAGAAGTTACAGCCTAACCCCCTGTACTGGTCAGCTAGACCCGGATTGCCCATGGCATCTTTGCGATGGCCGTCATGAGGCCAAGCAATTGGTATATATGAGGGTCGTGTTTTTATTGCTGACGCATGCACCGCAGGGGCGGCTTTAGCTTGTCTATAGCAGTCATATAGGTAGAATTCATCTTCATCTCTATCCCAAGCTATCCAAACGCAAGCCGTAGGGTGGTCATATCCAAAATCAATACCACATAATCTAGGCCAATGATCTTCTAACTGTATTGGGTCAATCATAATCTTTTCTTCCATAATTGGAAAAACAAGACCAGATCCTATAGACGGTCTACCATACCTTCTCATTTCTCTTTCATGAGGAGCATAAGAAGAAAGGATTTGATTCATAACGGATTCATTAAGGTGTCCGTCAGAACCATTCATGCTTTTTACTTTTTCAGATGCATCATCCCAAGTCGCGTTGACTAATGCTTGACCAGTCTGAATATTATTCATAAATGACGCTACTGTTTCAGTCATACCCTGCTCAGGGGTAAAGGTCATGTAAACCATTCCACGCTTATCTAATGTTCTTGTGACTGCCTGAGAGTAGATATCTCTGGGTGGTTCCTCATCCAGCCAAATACAATCTACACTCCGACCTTGCCACTTCTCCTGACCCATCTCATAGGCTTTAAAAAAGAGAGAACTGTTGCCGCCAGAAACGTGCCTAACAAGGGCAACACTCTTAGCATTAGGGACGCCGGGTTTCCTCTCTGTTTTTTCTATACAGCTTTTAGGTATGGTTCCTGTACCAAAAGCATCTGGATCATCTGGGGAGCCTAGTAGTTCAAACTGAACAATATCTCTAGTTGTTTCGTTTGAAATACCACCTGCCCAAGCTACAATAGGGCGAGAATATTTTCTACCTTTCCACCATTTTGGGTATAATCCTGTCAAATGATAGCTTAATTCCATGCTTCCGCAGTAGGATTTTCCTATACGGTTAGCGGCCATCAATAATCTTTGATTAGATAATGCGCCTGTCTCGTGGAACTTTAGCTGATAGGGGTAAGGGTCATAGTCATTAATCCTATTGAATCTCTTACGGTCTTGTAATGCGCGTAAGAGTTCTAATGTTCTAGTGTCTTGTTCCGAGGATTGCATCAAGTTCTCTCTGAATTTCTTCAGTAGACATCTTTTCAACAGTAGTTACTTCAGTCTTTTCAACAGGCTTTAAGCCTGATCTATCAAGAATGTCCTTTATTGCGCCTAACTTAACTGACTCAGATGTAGCTTCTTCCATTAAGAAGCGTAATTCATTCAGTGCGCTAGGTAACATATCTGAAATAAGTTTTCCAGTTCTGTCTGCGATTTCTTTAGAGAGTTTATTTTTTAGTTCATAGCCCTTTTGTTTAGCAGTATTCTCACTATAGCCAGCCATAAGAGCCGCTTTCGTAGCGTTCCCTGTTAAACAGTAAGACTCAACAAACTTTTCTTGCATTGCGCTCATCAATAATCTTTACTTTGGTTTACTATAAATCTACCCTGATCTTCAGCTTTCTTTCTAGCCTCACCAAGCAAAACCCTAGCCTTTTTATTAGCTTCTGTTAGTCTTTCTTGGGCGGCTACAGGATCAATATCTACCGTCCCACGTCTATCAACACCTCTATTGATTAGTGGGTCACGAGTTCGTTCGAACCTTCGTCTACCAGAAACCTCTGGGTCAATTAATCCACCGACATTGTGGGCATATAGCATATTATGAGCCGCATTCTCTAATTGCGCGGTCAATGATGGGTCTTTTTCTCTATCCCAGCCTTTATAATACCCCAAAGCCTGATCTCCAGAATGACCTACTTCATGCGTTACAACATCTTCATACTCATTGGGAGCTTGAGGAAGTACAGATATTTCCCTAAAAGGAACTCCACCTTGTCTTCCCCAAGAGAAGTTACCCTCTCTGCCTTGCAAAGAAGGATCATCCGCAAACGAGGTCATATTCAATAATCCAACTGCATCAATGCCTTGTAAATAAGGGTTTCTAGGATCATTTATACCATACTGACCCTCCATGATATCCATAGGATTTCTTAGAGAGCCAAGATCTCTTCTTCTTTTATTCTCTACTATTCGAGCAGCTCTAGCTCTCTGTTCCTCTAGGCTAGCCATCGAAAAGTGCCTGTTCTTTCATTCTTCGGTTATAAAGGCCTTGCAAAAACTTACCCTTGCTTTTTACCCAACCTTTATTTTTAGAAAAAGCCTGACTTCTAAATTCGTCCATATCCCCTTTGTTTAGAGCTTTAAGAGCCTTGCTTTTAAGAAAGGAGCCTTTTCCTACGTTGTATACGAGTGATGTTAATGCGGCCTTCTGATTCGCATTAAGATCAGCAGTCACAACGCCATCAAGCCAGTCACCAATATCTTGAACCTTATTCATAAGCCATCCACGCTCTTTGGCTTCTGTTGTTTTTTCGCCTTTTTTATATTCTCGACCAAATCCTATACGCTGAGTTCCAACATCATCAAATGGCTTGTCCTGATAACCGCCTTCCCAGTCTGCAATTTTATCCATTGCAACCTGACTATAAGAGACGGGGGCTATACGACCTTTACCTGCTGGACTCCCGGCCCTCTGCCGATTAACTGTTAGTTCACCAATTGCAGAAGTATAAGGTTCGTCAGGAACTAGGATATTAGGCAAATACTTTCTTCCCCAATTAATAGTCTTATCAACCCAATCTTCGGATGGGTCAACCACACCTGATTTTGTTCTTCCTTCTCCCAGCCCCCCTTGTAGTCTTTTAAGAACATTTTCAGCATATAAAGGGGACATGAAAGAATCAACCTTTTCTCTAAGGTCGGATCTCCTCTGTGCCGCTATTTCCGGGTTCCCTTCAGGTATCAGGCCACTAACAAAGCCTCTAGCCCGATCCATCATGCTTGGCTCTGGTCGCTGTCGAGGTGCTGCCCTAGGTGGAGCATAACTATAAAAAGTACCATCTCTAGGCGGTGTCTGTCTAGGAATATCTAACCTAGGCTGTAGATCCATCTGAGTATTTATCATGCTAGGGTTAATGGGCTGGGTCTGCATATTAGCCCACTGAGTCAAAGCTGAACCACCAGTAGGATCATATTGACCACCAGCTTTAAACTGAGCTAACTGTTCTGCCGTGACAGCGAGCTTCTTTTGTCCATTATCCCAAAAATAAGGAGAACCTGCGGCTTGTGCGGCGGCTATTGTTGTTGGTTGCATTATCATTACTACTTTCCTCTCCTTAGTTATAATATCCTCTCAGACGCTCTGTAAGCCCCGTGACGGGCTTTTCTCTATATACCCCTTGTACCCCTAGGGTGTAGTAGTAATTCAAGCTCCTTGAGCAAATCATCATCTCTATCTTGTGATGTATCAAATGGTCCTGCATGGTGAAAATAAAGCCTCTCAGGGTTAGATAGGTAATAATATAGCGTTTTATCAGGCTTAGAATAACGCTCTATTCTTATGTTTGATCCTCCTACATACCCAAAATTTGAAGCACTTCCTTTCATCCATTCAAAGGTCATATGTGGTTCCTTAAAATACCCCTCCGCTGTGTGGGAAAGACATATATATATTCTTTTTTTAGCGAAGGGGGTGCCGTATCCCCCCGAGCGTACAGATAGTGGAGCTTGCGACATCATTGCCGTTGTCTGTTGAGACGGGCATTATGATAAGCGTCTAGCGCAATCTTAATGCAACATTGCTGTACTGCTTGGGGCTTTTGACGGGCTATATCTTACTAAGCTCGTTCCTCGCTAAGTAAGACGGAGCCTAAAGTCTCCGCCCATACGGGTAACTATCCCTAAGCCAACAACGAAGGATCTTTGTGGATAAGTCTATGCACAGCTTCCGCGATTGAGAGCTACACCTGCACACAGACTTATCGCACAACGGCTCTTTATTTACCTACTACAACAGCAGACAAATGACGCAAACCAGAAACAACGTGCTATTGGTTTGAACTGTCGTGTGTGTGTGGGGAATAGATATGATTTAAGATGTTTGCTTACATGATATCTAGGAGCGACATAACTACGAGTCGCTTGTTCCTCTATAGGAGGTTACAATCATGTCAACAGTGTTCTTTCTATTAAAGTCTATATTGGCTAATAAGGCGGAAGGTTGGCGCGAGAATGACATGAAACTGCCACTTTTAAGCCAACACAGAGACATACCTTTATGATACTATCCTTTACATGGATCAATTAACACAACAGGAGCAATTAAAATGCACGCAATACTTCAAAACTTAGACAACGCAGTTCTTCAAATGGTCAAGCGCGATGCCCTTTTGAAATGCCTACAACGCGGACTCACCCACGCAACCACCCTCGCATACGCAGACAATGCCCCCGACATCGGTAGCGGTATCGAAGGCTTTAACGAGCGCATGGCATCCTTGCAGGCTAAGGCATCCTCACAGGCGTTCGCGGTTGATTCGGGACAAACTGCCCCAGTAGACCCACGCGAGCAAATGGAAGCTTGGAAAGGTCTTGCCCAATCCTTTGAGGGTCTCGGAGTCTTTAACAAAGACGGAACCACGCCCACGATTGTTGATGCATTCCAATGGAGACTTTCACAGGATCGGCAAGATTCGAGCGAAGAGGAAGCGGATGCAATCAGCAAAGCTTCTCAAATGTCCGCGGCCACGATCAAAAAGATGCGCGACCAGTCAGCCCTTAGGCGTTACCAACATCGGGCAATGATTGGAGAATGTGCCGTAGAGAATTACCTTTCAGCAGAATCGAACCTTGATCTTGAACCAGTCGGGTGGTCTGAAGTTTGGGACGATATCAAAGGGCGGTCGGAAGCTTCTCTGATTCGGATCAGTCGAGACGCAGACGAGCTTATCAATGATCTTTGGTTATTGAATAACTCCTAATCAATAGACCTGAGCAAGTCTTTAAACTGCTCAAAAAAATTTTTAACAGCATTATTGCGCTCGCAAGCTCGGCTCTATAACAGCCAACAACGGCAAACGGTACAGCCTACTCATACCTGCTAACTGCATCTGTTGCTGTCGCTCGTGCCTCGCTCCGCATCTATAAC